TGCAGTGGGAACAACAGCTATAATTCAAGCAGCGTATGCTGAAGGTGTCGTGGGCATCGTCACATAAATAACTAAAAAAGTAGATAAAACTTGACAGAGGTGCTATAATATCTTTATATAATTGTATTTGAATGAATCATAAGTTTAGTATAATTACTCCTGCTCATAAAAATACTCCTTACCATAAGGAGTTGTATGATAGTATTCTTGCACAGACATACAAGAACTGGGAGTGGATTCTTTGGTTGAATAATGATATTAAAAGAGATCTTTTACCAGAGGAGTTTGAGAAGGACGAGAGAGTTATAATATATGAGACAGACAATACATCAAAGAATGTAGGATACCATAAGCATCATGCCTTTCATAAAGGGACAGGTGATGTATTAGTTGAGGTTGATTCTGATGACTTGATTGATCCAAAGTGTCTTCAACTTTTGAATGAGGCATACAAAGATCCAGAAGTAGGTTTTGCTTATAGTGACTCTGCAATATGGGATGATGATTTTGTTCCATACAATGTAGATCATGGTTGGACTCACTATCCATATAAGTTCCGTGATAAAATCTTAACTACAATGAGGACTTGGGAACCAACAAGTCATAGTCTAGGTTTTATATGGTATGCCCCTGATCATGTTAGATCATGGAGGAAAGATATCTATCATCAGATTGGTGGACACAAAGAAGAACTGAGTATCTGTGATGATCATGAACTAATGATACGCACATACATGGTGACTAAGATGCATCATATTAAAAAACCTTTGTATGTCTATAGAGTTACAGGAGATAACACTTGGATAGAGAGAAATGAAAAGATACAAACTGAAACCGTAAGATTGTTTAATGAAAATGCATATGCGTTAGCAGAGAGAGATGCGGATCTTCGTGGTTTATTGAAGGTTGATGTAGGTGGTGGATTATTTCCAAGACCAGGATACCTAACGGTTGATCAGGAGGGAGCAGATATAACTTGTAATTTAGATGAAGGAATACCACTTGAAGATAATAGTGTTGGTGTGTTAAATGCAAGCCATGTGATTGAACACTTACGTGATCCAGTCAAAACTATGAGAGAGATACATCGTGTTCTTGCTCATGGTGGTTGGGCAATGATAGAAGTTCCATCAACAGATGGTCGTGGAGCATGGCAAGATCCAACTCATGTAAGTTTCTGGAACGAACATAGTTTCTGGTACTATACTGATATAAACAAAGCACAGTTTATTCGCAACAGTGATATTCGCTTCCAAACTTATCGTCTAGATACTTGGGAGATGCAACCGCATATTCCCTGTGTAACTGCATGGTTAGTTGCTATCAAAGATGAAAAACGTTTACCTGGTATACTTTCAATATGAAAAAAGAATGTAAGATTTGCTTAAATGCAATGGTTGGAAATGAGGAAAGAGTTATCCTCAGAATGCTTGAATCCTCATACAAATATATTGATTACTGGGTGATTCAATGTAATGGATCAGATAAAACTCAAAGTATTATTGAAAAATTTTATAAGAAGAAAAACATACCTGGTTTTACTTATAATCATGAGTGGGATTATCCTGGTGTGAATCGTGATCATACTCTACAGAAAGCATTGAAATCTGATCATGGATGTGATTGGATATTAAGAATGGATGCTGATGAACAGTTAGAAGTTGATGACGACTTTGATTGGACACCATTAAATGATACATCAATTCAGTCATTTAACATGACTGCAATGGGTGCAGGTTCAATTTACTTCAGAACTTGGTTGTGGAACGCAAAGATATCTTGGAAGTTTGAGCATGATCGTAGACATGAATGTATCTACATTGATGGGCAAGGTGATAACTTCCAGAGAGAACAACTAGCAAAAGGATTCAGACACATCATTACGAATGATGGAGAGACTTGGGATGACATGAATAAGTTTCTTACTGATGCTCTTGAGATAGAGAAGCAGAAAGTTCCGACAGGAAAACTCCTTGAAGATTCATATCACTTCTGGTACATAGGAAAAAGTTATTATGATTCAACTCTAGGTGATTATCCACTTGGTATGGAACATACAAAAGAGTATGGGAGGAGAGCAATATTTTATTTTGGACAGTATCTGAATTTCAAACATGACTATCAGAAAACAGGAAAGGCAAAAGAGATAGATGAACTAGCATACTTTGCTTTGTATGCAATGGGTGACATGTTTAAACTGTGTGGTAACTATGAAAAGGCACTTGATTGTGGTATGAGAGCAGAAGAGTTTGCCCCACCTAGAAATGAACACATAGTTCTTTTAGCAGAGTGCTACAAAGATTTAAATGATTTAGATTCTATGAAACTACAAACAGATAGATTAATGGATCCAGATCGTAAGTTACCATTCCCTGAGTTCAATTTCCTTTTAAATATGGAACATTATAATGACTCTGGAAAATATTGTGAACAACTACATGAAGTAGCTACTAAAGTATGAAATATATTCCCTCCACTATAAACATAGGGGCGAATAAAACTGTTTGGGTAGTAGATGATTTTTACAAAGATCCATATGCTGTAAGGGAGTTTGCACTCAAACAAAAGTTTTCAGCCAATCCAGAGTATCATAAGGGTATTCGTACAGAGGAACAATTTTTTGTACCTGGTACAAAAGAATCCTTTGAGAAGATCATGGGTATTAATATAACCAAGTGGGAAGGACATGGAATGAATGGTAGATTCCAATACTGCACAGCAGAGGATGCACTAGTGTATCACTGCGACTATCAAACATGGGCAGCTATGATTTACCTCACTCCAGACGCTCCTTATCAATGTGGAACTAATCTATATGCACATAAGAATGGTATTCGCAACAGTAGACATGGTGACATTGATTCATGCTTCACTGGTGGATATTATGACTCAACAAAATTTGATTTAGTTGATAGTATAGGTAATGTATTCAACCGTTTGTTTATATTCGATGCTCAATCAATTCATGCAGCATCACAATATTTTGGTCAAACTATGACCGATTCAAGACTCTTTCAAATCTTCTTTTTCGATTAATCTAAATAAAATTTTACAACAAGTATGAATAACTTCACGGTTTATAGTAAAGAAGGATGCCCATATTGTGATCAGATAAAACAAGTAATGAAATTAGCGAAACTTCAGCACAGAATTTATGATTTAGGAACAGATTTTACAAGAGAGGGTTTTTATTCTCAGTTTGGATATGGATCAACGTTTCCTCAAGTGGTGGTTGGTGATAAAAATTTAGGTGGTTGCACTGATACTGTTAAGTATCTTCGTGAACAAAGAATTATATGATTGACTTTTTGATGAAAGTTTAGTATAATAAAGATACCGCTATAAATAAATCAAGTACATGAGGTAACATGTCTCAACTAGACATCGTATTAGTGCTTGCACTACCTGTATCATTCTTATCATTAGTGATAGGAGTGCTCATAGGATGGGTATCCAGAGAATACATGATGAATTATCGAGAGATACCAAGACAACATCCTGAGATGTTTGATGAAAACGGGAACTTAGTTCCAGATGATATTGTAGCATTTAGATTTGACAATTATGACAACAACGACGACGATGACGACGAAGACGGGTAAAAAACCAGGTAGACCAAGGAAAGTCGTAGACACTCCTATAAAAAAACTACCTAACCCTCCTCTTGCTTTTGAAGTTTTTGATCTTGCAAGCAAGCAGAGATCAGTGAATAAAAAAGTCGAAGTTCTGAAGACTTATGAGCATGTTTCTTTTAAGATGCTTTTTCTTTGGAATTTTGATGCGACTGTTGAGAGTGCACTCCCTGCAGGTGAAGTTCCTTATGAATCTTATGATGAACAAACATCATCTAGTGGAACACTATCAAAAAAGATTGATTTAGAGACTCGTAGAATGTATGAGACTGGATCTTTTTCTATGGGTAGTGCTGATGTGCAGGGAAGAACCACAATAAGAAGAGAATGTAAGAATTTTTATCACTTTGTGAAAGGTGGTAATGATACTATGAAAAGTCTTCGTAGAGAAAGTATGTTTATAAACTTACTTCAAGGTCTTCACCCATTAGAAGCAGAAATTATTTGTTTAGTCAAAGAAAAAAATTTAGAAGAGAAATATAAGATTACAAGAGCAATAGTTGAAGAAGCATATCCAGACATAGTATGGAGGGATAAAGCATGACTGAAACTAAACATAAAAAGAATCGCACTTGGACAGATAGTGAAAAAGAATCCCATAAAGAGCAATATGGAACTCAAATATTAGTTGAAAATGGAACAATTGATGAGTGTAATACTCGTAATGCTCCAACTGATGCTTCAATAGTTCATTATGTTAATAATGATAGGGATTGCTATGATCTTACAAGAGGTCAACGTAGTAAAATATTTGATATGTATTATGATAAGTTTAAAACTGGTTTAAAAGCCATCAACTATGGTGGTGGTAATATTAAACCATCCATGTGGGGATATCAATCTGCAACACCACCCAAAACGAAAAAGCGAAAGTGATTCCAAAAAAGGGCGGGAAAAAATCCCGCCATTTTTTTTGTCTGTAGGGTTTTTACGAAAACAAAACCAATTATTTAGATTAAAAACGGTTTAAAAATAGGTTAAATGTAAAGATTTTCTTAAAATGTAACACAAGTTACAAAATTACTTGCATATATAGATTGAATGTGTTAATATAGACACATCGTTCATCCTGATCACTCAGGACGCAAGTAAGCCGACTCGGAACGGGTTCGTTCATCTCCTACGGGAGACGCA